AGCTCGACAACCGATGTGACTCGTCAATCTATCGCGCACCCGTATGGGAGCTCAATAATAGGCGAGTCAGTTTGTACATCACGAGTTACCGCATCTCAACGCTGTGTCAGCAATGCACGTATAACGTGTGTTGCTACAGCTGCTCTCAATGACCGTGGTCTCCTTAACCCCGTTTACTTAGGGTGGGATCTAGTCCGATGGACTTGGGTTGTTGATCAACTGATCGACGTCGGTGGATTTATCAATTCATTAACGTCGATGCATGGCCTTGAATATCTTGGAACCTCCTATACTTTACATGTCGTCAACGAGTCAACTGTTAACGTATTTGATTACGTGAGCAAGACTACTGATGTGAAAAGTAATTACTCACCAGGGTTCTGCCGCACAAAAAGTGTCACCCGTACCGTGTACGAGACTCCGTTTAAGGGGATCGCTATACGAAACCCGTTTAAGAATAATATACTAGTCACCGGCGCGGTTTTTGCCGCTCTGTCTCTAGCTCTTGAACGGAACTCTAAAACCTATTCCCGATTAGGGAAGTAAATTGTAGGGGCGATTATGCCAAAGTTCAAAGAAATCTCTCTTGAAACCGTACCACCCCGTCTATTTGAGCCGGCTGAGAATGATAACGTGACTGTTTGGATCGAAGAGGGAAACCTCTTGTCCGACGGAACCACTGTTACCTATCAACGGCGCAAATCGGCATCAACACAGGCTACGCGCAAGTCGCAGCTCAACTTTACCACTCCGTACTTTAGTGTGTGCCCAAATACATGCGCCGTCATATCACGCGGCTCCAACCTGTTTAAGGTTGAGAACGTTGTGTCTGCAACGGCAACTGTTGAAGAGCGCACTAAAGCTTATGAATCGTTGGTTCTGCTATTGCAGGACGAGGGCATTAAAGACGCCTTCATCTCAAACGGTTCGTTTTATAGCTAATTAAAGCACGGGGTGGTAGCGATGTCTGTACAACAACATCCTAAGTTGTTCTTAACGATCATGCGTAACGTGCTGTCGAAGCTCGGCCAAAAACCGTGCCTTGACAGTCTTGCCCTGGTAATGCCAGATGTGGGAAGCGATACGTTTGTAAACGATTATGCTGCTTACAACCTCTTACGTAAGTTCAACTGGGACGACGGGACTGATTCATATAGTCCTTGCGTTGCAAATTGGCTTGCGATAGAGGAGAGAAATAAGACGTTTGATGACATTGTGTCTAGTGAGGGTTGGCGTAATGCCAACGCGGCGCTGCTTTACAGCGTTAGGCGTAAAATCTCTTACATATTAGGTACCTTTTCGTTAGACGAACTGTTTAAATGTTCCAACCATTCTGGGGGCGCAAGCACCCAACGTAGAAGGAGCACTTCAGCAATCGAAAATAAAGAGAGAGCAACAAAATTAGTCACTCGCCGTGCAGCACCATACCTTGCGACGCACAATAAAATGTGTGGTTACACGGATGGATTTGCAATTCGTGAATTTTCGCGATTCGCAACCGTCCCGAAGGATACTGATATTGACCGCCCGATTCTAATTGAAAACGAGGGCAATATGTTGTTGCAAAAGGGGTTAGG